CACGTAGCGAACGTGGCCCGCGTAGGAAGCGGAACAACTCCACGGGGTAAGCGTCCACCACCATAATTTGAATTCAGGGAGTATAGAACGATATTTCCGGTACTGATCGCATGACAGAAGCGTGACATAATCTTCACAAGAACCATAATCATTCATTCCATCATCGGAAATCAGGTTTACAGTCTGTTTGATAAGGTTTTCCGCGCCGCCGATACGTTCAAGGAATTCAGTGTTCAAGTATCTGCGAAGTGTGGAACTGCGCCAGTCGTTGCGGTTGTTTTCGTCGAACGGGAATTCGTCCGTATCATCATCTGTGATGCACTCAGAAACGATGCAGAAGATACCGCCTTCCACTTCATCCAGCGCAACCCATTCCAAGCCGCCGAATTCAAATTTCTTGCCGGGTTCAAAAACAAACGCTTCATCCTGTTCGATTTCATCAACGGCAACACATTCCATGCACGTTCCCGAATTGATACCTCCGAGAATTTCACCGGCTTCCGCGAACAGTTCCGCCAGACGTGTGCACTTTTTCTGCATATCATTTGCATTCTCAATTTTGATTTGTACATCAAATTCCATTTTCATTTTAATCCCTCTCATGAATAATTATTTTACTGGGGCTTGCTACAGTGACGCTGTTTGCAATTTTAGATTTAAGTTCAACCTCCGAATATAACCGGCGTTTCCCGTGAACATCCGGACGTGTGGGACGGCAGCAGAATCCAATGATACAGGCGTATTCGGTACCGTCATATTCCACCGGCGTTTCCTGAATCATTGCTTTCTTGATTTGATCGCTTGTGGGGTTTGTGATATCCGGCATATCGTTCATACCTCGTCGCGCCCCAATGGGCACCATTTGGGGGTGCTTCCTGTCCAGCTTGCTTTATTCCCGATTTTCTTGCCGCGCTTCGTTGCCATGCAGTAGAAACAATACTGTTCCAACTTTCCGCCGCATACATTTTCGGCAATGCCTGTATTGACTGCGGTACGAATCTGAATGTCTTTCCCGTCAATCACTTCGTTTTTATAACCGGCGGTAAATTCATCCCCACCGACACATTCATGAAGTGCCGGACAGCGTTCACCGGTCTTGTATTTCATACACTGTGCCATTTTTTGAATCACCTCTTACTTTTTATAATCTTCAAATTTTGGACAACTGCGGAATATCCGGCGATTGTTACACCACCGTTGCAAGTCGCGTATCTCTCGCGGTGCATTTGGTTTATCATATATCATTATGTATGGGTCGAAACCAAGGTCACGAAGGATATACACACGGTATAGGTTTTCTTGCATTGTGGTACCGTGGTTCGTTAGAATATAAACTGTTCCGTATCGCCCATGTGGTTTGTGCTTTGCGTATCGGGTATAGAATTCAAATTTTGATTCCAGATTATCACGCGGATTGTCCCACGCAAAATGAATTTCTTTTAGCTTTAGATGATTGATAGCAGTGATGTTTTCTTCGTTCGTCAGTCTGATATCAAGCCCCTGCGTGAAATCAACATAAGCACCGCTGTCTATCAACTGCCGCAGTAAATCCATGTGTTCACGACAAGAAAGCATATTGGGGTCAAGCAGCTTAATGTCTCTTTGACCATTCCAGAATTCGGATAAATCCGCAACCTTAATGCTTCTAAACCCTTCTTTATCACTGACAATACAAAAATCGCAATGTCGTGGACAGCCGCGCGTGAGATATCCATAAGCGGTGTTGTCGGTTAAATTCGGATAAAGAGAATAATCAGGGTATATGTGTTCGATTTCATCGGGCAGTTTGTTATCTAACCCGTAACCGGTGCCGCCCTTGATGATTTTTTCAGCTTGCGGAATCCATTCGATATCCGGCGAATATGTATCATCAAAAACTTTTGACTGGTAGACAATATCATATTTCGCCAGAGGAAAAGCCCACTCAACTGTGTCACCGCGTTTTTTGTGCCACGCAGAAATTTTCATCAATGCAAGGTTCGGAAAATTATGGCTGTCTACATCTATCAACCCTATGTACATATCATAATACCTTCAGCACATCGCGGGTGATCGCGGTCAAGCTGTCCGCAGTCACGCATACATTCTTGATATGCCCATTGCTGAAATAAAGAAGGACGAATTCTTCACCGTCGGGGGAAGCCAGATATTCCGCGCCGCGCACATCAGAATCAGCCTTAATAAGAAGGGCAGACAATTCGTTTTCAACAAACGTCTTTTTCGTCATTGTTTCCGGTGGTTCGTTCACTTCAAGATTCAACCACCATTCGGGGTTATTTCTGCATTCTTCGTGTGGGCAGTTATCGCAGTTGTCCGCGTTGCATCCAGCACAGAACTTTTCATGAAATTCATCATGCCACGGGGCTTCAAGAACCGGGAGATTTTTCAAGAAACGTCCCAATTCCGAATAGTTCCGGGTAATCTTTTCAAATATTGTCATTGCGTACACCTTCCGTTTTTGTTTCCGAAACCGTCTTGCGTCCCCGATTTTGGAGATTCTGAAAAAATACCGTCTGCGCCTTATCCGCGCTGTATTCATTACGCTGGTTCTTATCCAGCCGCCCGGTATAGCCCTTTTGCAGTTCATGGTAAATAGTGGCGGTGTGGATCCCCAACCGCGCCGCAATGTCGGCGGGACGCTCACCGGCTTTATACCATTTTTCAATCTGCAACCGCTGTTCGTGGGTCAGATACTTGTATTTCCTCGCCATGCAATCACCTCACTTTCGCAGAAAAAGCAAAAAAATAAATGCGTCAGAGCCTTAAAAACTCTTTCGCATTTAATTATAAAATCTTTAATCGTAAATGTCAAGAGTAAATGCGAAAAAAGTTATAAATTTTATTTTTTACCCCCGAAAATGGCAGAAATGTACTCTGAAAACGCTCTTTCGGATGTGGAATAGCCGAAAATTTTCCGAGGATAGTTGTTTATCCATGATTCAATAGCAGAAACGTCCTGTTCTGATACGCCGTCAAATTCCTTGCCCTTTGGAATGTGGCGGCGTATCATTTTGTTTTGGTTTTCGTTTGAACCTCTCTCATACGAACTATACGGGTGACAATAATACAGCGTGGTTCTGTTCCGTTTTCCGTAAACCGAGCGTTCAATACCGATGCAGTCAGCGAATTCCGAACCATTGTCAACGGTGATGGTTTTGAATACTTCCTTGAACCGCCTTCCGTATTTCCTTTCAAGCAGATCAAGCGTTTTCACAACGCTTTCGGCGGTACCGTCTGCCATTTTGCGGATGATTTCTTCACGGGTAAGGCGTTCTGTCAGAACCAATAAACAACTGCGTTCACCGCCGCGCTTGCCTTTTACGGTATCCATTTCCCAATGTCCGAAAGTATTCCGTTCTTCGACCTCTTTCGGGCGGGTTTCTATGCTCTTTCCCTTTGGCGCGCGCTTCTGTTCCACTTTGTTGTATTCGCGTTTCTTGTCTCTCTTTACGGGAAGGTTTTTGTTTGTGAGATTCAGAAATACCCCTTTGTCAATGTAGCTGTATAGGGTTGTTGTGCAGATCGTAACTGAAAATTGCTTGCCTTCTAATTCGATTTGCGCAAGCGCAGCGGCAGGGGAATAATTATCATTGATAATTTTCTTTTCTATGAAGTCAGCAAGTTCATTATCGTTTCCGATTTTCAGCGGCGCACCTTTGGCGGTGAGGTTGAAACGGTACTTTTCTTCTGCTTTGTCGGGGCTGTAACGCATTTCCGTGGTATAATCCGTGTTCAGATGTTCATAGCATCCCCGTTTCATTTCTCTGTAAACGGTGCTGATATGTACGCCCAATTCGTCCGCTATCGCACCGGGTTTCATTCCGGCTTTCAGAAATGCTTCCATCTGAAGGCGGTTATTCCATGTTAAATGCGTGAAATGTCTCATATACCCTCCTAATGCAAAACGGCACCCGCGCTGAAACGGGTGCCTTTCTGATAATCGTTACTTGTCGAGGTCTGAATAAATCAAGCCGGTTATATACTCGCTTACACTCATTCCCTTTGAAGCTGCTTTCTGCTTAATAATATCTTTATCGCCTTTTTTAACCACAATTTCAATTCTGTCGTATGTTTTGCTGTTATAACGGTTTTTTACTGCCGCAGAAGTGCGCGTTTTTCGCTGTGTCACGGTGTCCATGATCGTGAACCTCCTGTTTTTTTCTTTGATTATATCATACTTCCGGAAGTATGTCAAGCGTATATACGAAAAAAGAGCCGCAAAATGCAGCTCTTACAATATTTCATTCACCCAATAACCAACCAATATCTACTTTTAAGGCTTTGGCGAATGCCGGAAGTTCATAGTCTGCAATGAAACGGGTGCCGATTTCCACCCTGCTTATACTGTCCCTCTCGATGATAATGCCTTGCACTTGCATTCGGGCGGCAAGGTCAGCTTGTGACAATCTCTGCTTAACTCGTGCCTCCCGAATTCGCTCACCACAGATGTTCTTTTTACCGTTATAGTCGTAAATTTTCATGTATATACCGCCCAAATATGTAAATGTTCAGCATCTTTCTTGACTTTAGCACACTTTTCGCATATAATTGTGTTAAAGATCAGAAATCCCGTTATTTGTGAAACTTATTGTGAATTGGGGTGGTATTATCAAAAACATTAAGAGCATTGTTTATAATGTAATACGAGAAGACGATGAAAATACTATTTATGGAAATATCTTTGACTGGACAATTATTTCTTTAATAAGCATAAACATTCTGCTTGTATTCATTGATACTTTTAACCCGCCGCAATGGTTTCAGAATGTTTCTTCCGGCATAGAAATTTTTTCCATTATCATTTTCACCATTGAATATATCGTGCGCCTTTGGACTGCTGATTTGAAATACACTGAATGCGGCGCAGTAAAAGCAAGAATCCGGCATATATTCAGCTTTATGGCAATCATTGATTTACTTGCAATTCTGCCGTTTTACCTCCCGTTCGTGTTCCCGATTGATTTAAGAATCCTTCGGGCATTGCGTATCTTGCGGCTGTTCAGGCTTTTCAAGGTTTCCCGTTACACAACAGCATTTCAAACCATAGGAATTGTTTTCAAGCGCAAAGCGCACCAGCTTATTTCTTCTGTTTTTGTCGTTGCATTACTTATGGTAATAGCTTCACTTCTCATGTACAATGTCGAGCATGACGCGCAACCGGAAGTATTCACAAACGCTTTTTCGGGTTTATGGTGGGCTGTCGCAACTCTCACAACAGTTGGATATGGGGACATTTACCCTATAACTGCACTGGGGAAATTATTAAGTGCTGTTATTGCTTTGTTGGGCATCGGGCTTGTCGCGGTTCCGTCTGGTATCATATCCGCCGGTTTCATAGAGATCGTCGAAAAGAATGACGAACCTGATGATAAAAAACAATATTGTCCGTATTGCGGTCACAAATTAGATTGAGTGGAGGTTAATATGTTTTTGAGTTTTTCCAAAACCCTAAAGAAAATGAGTGGCTTCCGCATCGGGGCGCACTTCCGCTTGAAGGGTTGGTCACTGCTTGTATTCGGTATTTTCATTCTCATGTTCTATATGGTGTATTGGTCTTTCCTTGCGGCTTTATGGATGATATACGGTGTGTGCTATCTGTATTACCTAATTTTCAAAGGTATTGCATCCCTGTTCAAGCACAAGAATAAAACTGCATCGAACAGCACTGATAAGCCCGAACCCATCAAGAACCCCGTATATTACGCAACCGGCGGAACTTCATACCACAAGAAACGCAGTTGCGTCGGCAGTGAAACGGTTCGTGTGGTTTCACTCAGTACGGCGGAAAATGTGCTGGGTCTGCATCCCTGCGGACGGTGCTGTAAAAAGTGACACGAAAACGGCGAATGTCATTGAAACACTCGCCGTTTTTCTTATTCCTGTATTATATCAAGTTCCCGCGCCGGGAGGTTCATCTTCTTCGGCTTCGTCTTCACCGGTAGTATCGCTGTGTGTTTCCGCTTCTTTCGGTGTAGCTTTTCCGGTGATGGTTGCATGAATAGGTTCGGGTTCGCCGGTGCCTGTTCCGGGGATGGTGGTGGGCGGCAGTTCAGCAGTTCCGGATGTGTTGCCGCCGGTTCCTGCGCCGCTGTCCTGCCAGATCATCCGCGCAATATCCACACCGGCTTCACCGAATATGTACACACAAAGGGCAATCACACCGTTCTTGATAAGGCTGACAGCATCGGGCGGAATATCCTCCTTGAAGATAGCTACAAGGACGGTTGCAACGAATGCCGCAATAGCAGCCCACAGTTTCCGGGAAGAAAGTTTCGTTTTCAGGTCTGTTTTCATGGTGTCCTCCTTAAAAATCTTTTTGAATTTGTTCGCCCGTCTGACAGTTTCCATACTGCGCCCGGGCAATTTTTTCTTTTTTGCTGTTATCAAAATAACAGGCAAGAACGATGGTGACGGACGCTTCCACGAATCCCACGATAGCGGTCACATAAGGAAGTGCGCCCGTGAATCCGCTTGTGATTGCCAGTTCCGCAAGGTACAGACAGCGGTACACAACATAAATAGCCAGCGGAAACATGAAAATTGAAAAGATGGTGGTCAGGATTTTGGAATACTGCGTGTGTCTGCGTTCCTTCAGCGTACAAACTTCACCGGCGCGGCATTCCTGCGGGTTCCGGTTCTTCTCCATGTTTACCTCCCCTGTGCGTTCATTGCACGATAGATGAATACAAGCATCTGTTCACGGGTGCAGGGTTCGCGCAGCATCAGATTCCCGTTTCCGTCACCGAAAATAATGCCATTCTGAACCGCCCATTCAACCGCGTCTTTTGCCCATTCCTGCGGTTCGCTGTCCTGCTGTTCGGCGCGTTCGGGTGTTTCGTTTTTCTGCATTTCGTTTTCCTCTCTTTCAATAGATTTATTCCCGAGAAGGTACGGCAAGCCGTCAACCGGTTCACCGTCCTTTTCAAGCTGAAAATGTAAGTGAACACCGGTGGAATTGCCGGTTGTTCCCATGCCGCCGATAATTTCACCGGCTTCGATAAAATCACCGGGAAATACCACAATACTTCCGTGGCGAAGGTGAAAATACTTCGTCACCCATCCGCCGCCGTGGTCGATGATAACATAATTTCCCGCGCTGTTGGCGGCGTTGCCGGTGTCGATACCCGGAACGGTGTCCTTGATCGCTGTAACCTTCCCGGCGGCAAAAGCGGTGATTGTGGAAATGTTGCTGTAGCCTGTCCACCGGGTGATGTCGGTACCTTTATGCCCTTCGCCTTTGCCGCTGATCGGATGAATACGCCAGCCAAAAGGGGAAGTCACATTGATACCGCCCGATTCCATGAATACCGGGCATTTTACGTTATAAATCATCCCTGCATTTCCTCCTTATGATAGATTTTCATGGCTTCTTCAAGTTTTGAAAGCCGCTTTTCCATTTCGATATACCGCTTGTCTGACTGTTCCATTTTCTTTTTCATATCATCCACCCCGGATTTGATATAACCGATTTCCGTCAGCATCACGCCATATTCTTGCCCGGATGTTTTTGCGGCTGTCATACGTCCCATAAAGAACGTACCCACGGATAACGCAAAACCAAGAATGGCAATCAGTATTGATACATCAACGTTCATTCCGCCACCTCCACAAGTTCCCAGCCGTCCGGATATTCTTCCGGCGTCCATGTGTTGGGGGTCGGCAGGATGGAACGATACAGAACACTGTACCACCACCCCTGTTCATCTTTGCTGAATGCAAGTCCGGCGGTTATAACATTGGGAATGATCCTGATACCGTCTTTATAGAGGATATCTTCCCACAAATCCCGTGCATTTGCCGGTGTATTCGCTTCTGTGTCCCATAAAGTCACCACAGCGCGTTTTACCGGTGCCGCTGTATCTTCGGGGAAATAATACCGTTTTCCTGCTTCGATAACAGAACCGTCCAGCTTCATGACCGGAAGCAGTTCGGCAATTTCGGAAACCGTTTTATCATCCACGGCAGAAACCGCTTTGTCAACAAGCGGTGCTTTGCGCTGTTCTTCCGCTTCCGCCTGCCGCAGTTCACCATGAATGCGGTTCCGTTCAGTTTCCAGCGCAGCATATTGTTCCGCGCGTTTGCGGATGTATTGGCTTAATTTCATGTACTTACCCCCTCACAAATAACCGCCGCAATCGGTTCGTACAGAATAATATTGCTTTCGCTTTCGGCTTCGATTTTTACACCGACCGCCCATGTATCAGCGGTTTTTGTTGCATTCAGGAATGTGTACGCGGCACCAAGGGCGGTTTCTTCCCATGTGGGTTCTGTATCCTTGTAATTGTTGCATACATATACCCGGAGGCTGCCGTCGCACACCGCTTCACATTCTACTTTGATTTGCTTCGGAATGGTTTCTGTCTCACCGAGAAGTGCAGTGAACCCGGCTTTCTGCGGCGGTACATTTTCATCCGGCACAAGATTATAGCTTCCGTCTTCATTGGCTTCGGAAGATATAAGAGAAGAAGAAAGAAGATTCAAAGCGGGGCGCGCCGAGATGTTGATGGCGGGGCCGCTCGTGTTCAGGTTGCCGTTGTTGTTCACGTAGCACACCGTAGACGCGGAAGCGGGGGAACGAGACCACACGTTCACTGCGGTGCCCGCTTTGGTATATGTGATTCTAAGTGCATTGGATGTGAAATAGCCCAGCGACACAGATTCATCACTTGTGTAGTTGCCGCCCAACTCTTTATTGGAGAGTGCGAAAAACTTCCTTGCAATGCTGTATGTAGCTGAATTGGTGAAGTGATAACAAACAACCGTGGAGGTGGCAATACAGGCAAGTGTAGCGGCATCAAAACGCCCTGCATATTCACCCGTCATGAACGCATCCAAATTGGAATCTTCATATTCCACATTTGAACTTGAAGTATTGAATTTGAATGTCGATTCATTTGCTCCGGTACCGGTTGCATATTCACGAACCACAAGATAGCGGTCATTTCCGTATGGATTATTTTCGGGGGTACAAATCACGCGAAACGGCACATTGCTTGTGGTGCCCCCGATTGTTTCTTTCATACAGACTTTATCACCCACCGCAAGTATGGTGATTGGTTGGCTCATGTCTTTTTCTCCTTAAAGATTGCTTTAATTTGTTGGTCGTATTTGATGATAAGCCCACGGCAGTTTCCATGGGAAGCGTGTGCCCTCCATGAATTATACCGGTGCTTTATTTCATCTTCCGTCAGAACTCCCGCGGCATACAGGCACCCATAATGTTTGATTTTTCGGGAGATATTCCGCCGGTTCTGCTTTCGTAACTGCCGAATCACTTTCCCGGATTCACTGACGTATGTACGGAATCCAAGAAAATCAATTCCGTGGGATATGGGATAGATTTGGGTTTTGTCGTTGAATTCCAAACCGATTGCGGCAAGTTCCGCTTCCATGTCCCGCCGCAGTCGTTTAAGGAATTCTTTGTCATGGTGAATGATATAGAAATCATCCATGTATCTGCCGTACCAGCGGCAGTGATACCGTTCTTTCACGGTATGGTCAAGCCAGCTTAATTCTAAATTTGCAAGCGGCTGTGAGGTTCTAAGCCCAAGAGGTAAGCCCTTCGGACAAAGGCGGATATATCGCCATAATAATTCAATCACTTCATCATCAGGCAAATACCGTGCAGCCCGTGTCATTACATCGTTCTGATTGATGGATTCAAAATAATGATGAATATCACATTTCAATACCCAGCAGTCAGAACCGAATTCATTCCACGATTCCCGCATAAACTGTTTCAGCCGGTCAAGTCCGTCATGGGTTCCGCTGCCGATCACGCCGGAATAGCAGTCACGGATAAACGGTTTTGTGAGGGTATCATACAAAATTTCATCAAGAAGGACGTTCTGCACGATTTTGTCAGCAACCGACGGGGCTTGTACAAGTCGTTTCTTCGGTTCGTAAACCTGAAATGTACGCAGCGGCTTCGGCGTATATGTACGGTTCCGCAGCTTCTTTTCGATGATTTCGAGGGATTCAATTTTATTGGCTTCATACCATGCGTGTTCCGGGTCATCCCGGTGCCCGCGCATTGCTCTTTGAAATGCCCGGTCTAAGGCTTCGGGCTGATATAATTTTTCATACATAGCACAATAGGGGAATACCGTCGGTTCCGTCCCTGCTTATGGAAGCAGAAATGGGCGGTATTGTGTATTTATCCTCTGCGGTTTCCGCTTTGGAAGGTGTGTGTTCTCCTTTGCGGAAGCTCTGCACAACCTTTTGTTGATAGGTTTCACTTATTTCCGCGAATCGGGGCGCGCCGAGTTGTTGTTGGTGGGGCTGTTCGTGTTCAGGTTGCCGTTGTTGTTCACGTAGCACACCGTAGACGCGGAAGCGGGGGAACGAGTCCACACGTTCACTGCGGTGCCATACAGAACACACGCCGCTATTTTATGAGCGTTCCTTCTTGTTCCAAGCCATTGTCATAAATTTAACGTCTTTCACTTTCTGACCCCAAAACTGTCTCTGCCGTGCGTTTACACGTCCATTCTTCCCGGATATATCAATAAGCGCAAGCAGATAGGTACACGCCCGGATAGCCTTTTCTTGTGCCAACCTTCTTTCGGAAACCGGCGTTTCTCCACCGGGCTGTATTGCGTTGGCTTCTACAATACATTGAAGTATTTCAGTTGCGGTATCGCGGATATATTTGACAAGGTTCCCGCGCATCCATTTCGGAAAATGATCGGTGTTTTCGGTTATGCGGAGGGTATAATCAAGCATATCCATTGCCTTTGTCTGAATGCGGAATTCAGTTTCCGGCTGTCTATCACCGCCTGAATTACGATACGATTGCCTGTTTTGTTCCATAATACGCGCCAGAAAGAACAGTCAGGCTTTCTGTTTCTGCAAAGTCCGAAACCAAAACAGAAACATTTTCGATAGTTACCCCGCCGGTACCACCGGAATCGCCGGAAGAACTTTCTTTCTCCCGGTTGGCAAAAAGTACGGTGAGAATTTCACTGATAATATCCATCATGTCACCTTATTTCTGCGCCACAAATACGCCGGATTCATTTGCGACATATACCTTCGTAGCCGCATCGTTTACCACATACAGCAGCGAGAACGGCGCAAATACTGTGTCGTCACTCAGTCCATCAACCTGACTTCCATTTGTGGGAAGCGGCAGGGGAACTGTATCGGAAACAATAATCACCCTGACTTCACGTCTGCCGTCGGGCATTGTCCGGGTGGGTTGTGCTGCAACTGCAATCATAAATTTACCTCCTCTGAATGCTTTGCGATATATCGCTGACACCGCTTTTTCACGGATTCCCATGTGTTTCCGCCGCCCAGCTTGCTTGCGATTTGTACCCAATTCAATCCCTGCGCGTACCGGTAAACGAAAATTTGCCGTGTCAACGAATCGTCAATATTGGATATATACCGTTCTAATTCCACTTGAAGCCTTTCGCAGTTCATCTTTCTTGCACGAATTATTGTAAGGCGTTCTTTGATGATATTACTATCTGTATCAGAACGCCCCTGCATTGCATCCAAACTGCGGATTTGGTCTTCACATTGCGAAATTTCCTTCGGCAGCCACAATAACTGCGTGAGTTTTTGCGCTACATCCGTTTTATGCTTCATAACCGTTCAGATAACCGGCATAGGTTTCGATATCTGCGAGAATCGCCGCCTTATCGGTTTCCAGCGCGGCGCGTTCGTTTTCGTCCGTGCAGTTGTCAAGCCGTCTGTAAATATCAGACAGTCGGAAATACAGGTTCCCAAGCTGTTCAGCATCATCGGCGCGGGTGACAACCCTCTCGACGGTTGAAATACGGGTACCGTTTTCGTATGTAACGGTTTTTACGGTTTCGGTGGTTTTCATGCTTCTTCCTCCTCAAATTTGATTTTAATGAATTCGCCCAGCAAACAAAGGTCAGCGTAGGAAATACGGATATCTTCGTCAGACGGAATTTCCACGGGCTTCATGCCGTTCATGTCGATTTCCATATCAAGCAGTTCCAGCATTTCCCGTTCAAAATCTGCGGTGCAGTCCGGCTTCGGGATAACTTTGCCGTCTTTTCTGTCGCAGTATTTTTCAATCAACTTTTCGCGGGTTTCGTCGTAGGCTTTCAGTTCGCCTTCGAAACGATCAAGCAGGAGAGAAACACGGTACAGTGTTTTTGCGCGTAAGTCCTGACCGGCGATTTTGCGGATGGACGGCAGAGCGTCCACAAGGGCTTTCATTTTCATGGTGTTTTGTCCTTTCTCTTAATAAATCAAGCCATAGGCTTTTAATGCTGTGATAAGTGTCGCAACAGTGGCGGTATTGGCAACTGTTTTTCGTGCTACAGGTGTTGTACCGAAAAAGCCCAGCTTCGATGAAGCGGAACTGCCAATGTAAGCGGCAACGGAACCGATATACGCATAGTGCCAGTAATACCCGGATGTTCCAAGGTAAAAGGGGTATGTTGTAGATGATGTATTAGGGCATAATTGCCGGGATGTGGTGGCTTGAATATAATAGGTCGTTGTCCCTCCCATATTCACAAGGGAACCGGCGAAATTGGAACCGCCGGAAAATTCCGTACCATTCAAATACAACTTTTTCGTATATACCGCATTCCACGGGTAGGTTGAAGTTCCGAGAGAATAGCTGCTGTATGTTGAAGACGCGCTGGGTCTTATCACAGTATCAGCAATAACAATGTGATAAGAACTTGATCCGCCGCCGTGTATCTCACCCCACGGATAGGAAGATGTGCCGCATAATGAAGCTACAAAGGTACTGTATATCGAATCATTTGCCACATCGACGCAAATTTCAAATACACCGGTACTGCCGAAATACACCTTTGTTTTTGCCGCAAGGTACACATTGGTATAGCTGGGAGTGAAAGAACCGCCACCAACATATAAATTTGTGCTGTCCGTTGTCATTGCGGTATAGGAACTATACGAACCTTTTCCGTAAATTGTATTGACTTTCAAACTGCTAACGTCAATACGGTCTGCGGAAATGGTGCCGGTTGTAATCCTGCCGCCGTCAATGGTTGTGGAACCGCTGGAACTCAGATCGGACGCACGAAGGAAGGTTGTGAACCCGGTAAAGTCAATTTTGTCCGCCTTGATTTTAATAGAACTGCTGTTTGCGTTTGAAACAAGCTGCAAGAGCGCATACACGTTCGTTCCAATGGTGTCTTTACTATAGCTGGAAGAAAGTGTGATTGACGCTTCTACATCCGAAACAGATTGTTCTATAGTTGTTAAAGCGGAGGTCTTTGCATAATCTGACATACCGGAAATTGTTTGATACGTTCCGGAAGCCGCCGAAACCACTTTCGCTTTACCGGTGGCGGAATCAATATATGTACCGATGGATGAATTCAAATTCGTGGTCTTTACATAACTTGATAACGCGCTGTTCATTTCGGTGGTGGTCGGGTAGCTGTTCAGCGTCGTGTTCAGGTTCGATTGTGTGACATAGGTGCCGGATACGGCGGAAACAATCTGCGCTTTGCCGGAAGCCGTTTCTATGTAGGTTTCAATACCGGCGTTCAGTTCAGATTCAAGCAGATAGCCGTCAAGTGCGGGGATATCGCTTTTTTGCGCATAGTTTCCAAGGGTGCTGTTCAGGTTCGTTTGGGTGACATAGGTACCGGACACAGCGGAAACCACTTTCGCCGTTCCTGCCGCCGTGTCGATATAGGATTCAATACCGGCGTTCAGGTCGGTTTTCTGCACGTAGTTCCCGAGGGAATCCTCCGTGATGAATGTGCCGGAAAGATTATTCACAATCTTTGCGGTACCGGCTTGTGTGTCGATGTACGCGCCGATTTCTGCGGAAAGTGTGGTTTTCTGTACATACCCGGTCAAGTCCGGAATATCACCCTTCTTTGCATAGTTTCCAAGGGTGCTGTTCAGGTTCGTTTGGGTGACATAGGTACCGGACACAGCAGAAACCACTTTCGCTGTTCCCGCAGCCGTGTCGATGTAGGATTCAATACCGGCGTTCAGGTCGGTTTTCTGCACGTAGTTCCCGAGGGAATCCTCCGTGATGAATGTGCCGGAAAGATTATTCACAATCTTTCCGGTACCGGCTTGTGTGTCGATGTACGCGCCGATTTCTGCGGAAAGTGTGGTCTTTTCCACATATCCGCTTAAATCGCTTTCGGTAATATATGTGCCGGACAGTGAAGCCACAATGGAAGCGCGCCCGGTTTCACTGTTGATATAGGTGTCAACCGTCGCAGAAACTTCACTTTTCTTTGCGTATCCAGAAAGAGAATTCGCGGTGTCCGTTGCCGTTTTCAGGGCGGTTTCCGCTTTGGTTTGGGTCTTTTGCAGATTATCCAGAATATCCGGAATATAGTCCCCCACTTCGATTTCAACTTCATGGGTGTTGTAAGGGTTATATTCAATGGCGGTGATACGGGTCTGCACGTCGATTTCAAGCGGCGTGAACTTGATATGCACATTATCCCCGCACGAAAGAATTGTTTTCCGTCCAAGCTGAATATTGTAGGTTGTCGTACCATTCAGCACATTCCGGCTGTATGATACATCGGTCACGTTATCGGTTCCCAGCAGTTCTATATATTCCGCGCTTCCACGGTGACGGCGAAGGTTCACAGTGTACCCGGAATATTCAATTTCGCCGCCGATTATCGCGGCAACAGAAATGAGAATCGCCTTCCGCGTCCCGCCGGTCAGACTGATATTCACCGTTCCGGTGGGTTCCACGGTTCCGGCGGTCAGCGGGGTACCGGCCAGCACCGCCGCCAGCGCACCCGCCGTGCTTCCGCTGTAAACGAATTTTTCAAGTTTATATTCATCATCATTCAGAGAATAAGAAACGTGTTCGCACTCCACGGCGCACGTCGGGCTTTGTCCCTCTCTGTCTTTCTGATAACTTATAACATTGAAATACTGTTCGCCGTACTGCACAAGGGTATTGTCGTGGATATACGGGGTATCAATTTCTGTCAGGGTAAAACTCAGCGTGAATTCGCTGTCAAGGCTGTCACGAATCCGGGAAGTTATGAGGGCATCCACAGGACGGCTTACACCGTCGTTTATGAGATTGATTTTCATTCAGCACTCACCCCCACAACCCTTGCGCGGTTCAATTTCGTGTTATACTGTACCCGCGAAACCACCTTCGTCAATTTCTGACCGCCGATGGAAATAGGGGTAACAAGCTCAAAATAGCGTTCACCATCATCACCGATACTGTATTCATACGCAGCATTGACGGCAGTATCAAAGTCTGTAGGAAGGGCATCCTGCATATCCTTTGATACATTTTCCATTTCATCAGAAAAACCGATTCCGATACCTTCAGCAAGATATTTACCGATTTCATCCCGGAACAGCGCAGACGGTGAATGAATCCCAAAGAAATCCTTGATATTATCAACCACACCATCAAAGAACCCGCCGATTTTATCAAACAGCCAGTCTTTGGCGTTTGAAATGCCCTCCCACAGTCCTTGAATAAGCTGTTTTCCGGCATCTGCAATTTTCCCCACACTTCCGGTGATTGCTTTCACAATGCCGGCAATAATATCCGGCACCGCCGCCACAAGTCCGGCAATGATGGAGGGAACGTCACTCACAAGGGCTACAAAGAGCGTGATTCCGGCTTCAATCAGCAGCGGGATGGAATTCAGAAGGGCTTCTATTATACCGTCAATGAGTTCCGGCAGGGCTTCCACCACCGCAAGAATAATTTCCGGCATAGCTTCCACCAGTGCGGTGAAAAGCGTGATTCCGGCTTCAATAATCTGCGGCAGGGCTTCCAGAATGGCGTTTACAACCCCGTCAATAATCTGCGGGATTGCTTCCACAATGGCAGTGATGATATCCGGCAGGGCATCCACAAGGGATGTTAAAAGCGTGATACCCGCTTCAACGATTTGAGGAACGGCATCAATGATGAAATCAACAATGCCGGTAATGATTTGCGGCAGGGCTTCAATGAGTTGCGGCAATGCTTCCAGCAGCCCTTCAGCAAGCGCAAGAACGATTTGCAGGGCGGCTTCAAGTATCTGCGGCAGTTGTTCTATAAGCCCCTGCACAATGGCTGTGATGGCTTCCACAGCGGCGGGAATGAGTTCCGGCAGGGCTTCTGCGATACCGGAAACCAGAGAAGCCACAATCTGAACGCCGCATTCCATGAGTGCGGGCAACGCTTCAATGAGTGTCGCCGTTATGGTTGTAAGTGTTCCTGTGATTGCACCCGCCATTTCCGGCATTGCAGAAGATATGCTTTCGATGATCGCGCCGAGAATGGAAGCGATTATTTCCAAGAATTCCGGAAGCATTCCGCTGACAGCAGACAGCAATTCCGGAAAATATGTAGAAATGGTTTCTACTATGGAGGGCATTGCATTCCCGGCGGCTTCAATAACGCTTCCGGAAATTTCGCTGACAACATCCAGAATATCCGGAATTTCAGCGGCAATGCCGTCCACCATGCCGGTTATGCTTTCGGTCAGTCCGGCGGTTAAATCATCACCGATATCCCCACCGTTTGCGGCAGTCTGCACGATTTTCGTGAAGTCCTGTATAACCGCCGCCGCGCCGTTGTAGTATTCGGTAAGCGCATCCGCCGACAGTGTTCCCATGTTGTTCTGCGCGGCTTGCGTACTGCTTTTCATACGCTCCATAGCGTCAGAAACTTCAAGCAGTGAATTCAGCGTATCTTCCGATAAAACGGCACCCGCATCCTCCGCCTCCTGCATGAGTTCTCCGAGAGCATCCGCACCGAGCGAAATCAGCGGGTTCAGGTCTTGCGCGCTTTTCCCGAGAAGGGTCATTGCAAGGCTGTCCCTCTCTGTTTCGTTCTCCATCTGACCGAGCGCGTCAATGATATCCCAATACACTTCTTCGCTGTCGCGCATATTGCCGTCGGCGTCCGTGATGGCAACCCCAAGCCGTTCATACGCGGCAACATAGTTTTTTGAACCCTGCGCCGCGCTTGTCATGCTCTTAATTTGTTTTGCCATAGAACCTGTGAGAGTTTCAAGAGAAACGTCAACGAGTTCGGCGGCGTACCCGTAGGCTTGCAGGGATTCCGTAGAAACACCGGTCTGCGTGGACAGGGTTGCAATATCATCCGCATACAACGCCGCTTCCAGAGCCATGTCAGCCATTGCAGAAACAGCAGCACCGGCGGCGGCACCGATGGCGGTCACGGTGGCGGCTATTGCAGTGCCTACAGAAGCAAGAATGGAACCAAGATTTTCAAACTTTCCGCCTGCATCGTCAGCAGCTTCGGCGGTTTCTTCGGTTTCGTTGGCTAAATCCTCAATGTTATCGGCAGTATCATCCGCCTGTTTCCCAAAATCATCAACCGCAGTTTCCGCTTTACGCAGTGCCGCTTCTGCTTTGGCAACTTCGCGCTGATAGTCCCGGTATGCCTCCCCGCTGATTTTTCCGGATTTGAACTGTTCTTCAACTTCCGCCTGAACGTCATGCAGCTTCTGAACCTTTTCGGCGGCAGTTTCAACCGCTTTCCCAAGAAGTTCCTGCTTCTGCGCGAGAATATCCACGTTTGTGGGGTCGAAATCAAGCAGCTTGTCAACTTCCCGCAGTTCTTTTGCGATACTGGCACTTTCTTTGTTTACACCCTGTAACGCTTTATCAAGCCCGGAGGTTTCGCCGCCGATTTCAACGGTTATCCCTTTGATTGCACCCGCCATATTCTCACTTCCTTTCTTTTCCGGTCAGCTTCCGCATGGACGCTCTATCTAAATCTGTTTGTTCAAGGATCCAGCATTCTTCTAAATATTCCCGTCCTTTTTTGCTTTGGGACAGCGTATAGATAACCGCGTCCCGCAGCAAAAGGAGATAGTCATAATAACAGAGTTCACCCACTTCAACAATGGACAGCCCTGTATATTCCATAACCCATTTTTCCGGACGGGTCTGAACGGAATAATGTACCCCATCACCATCCTCCGGCTGTGGGCAATAGGGTATTTTTAGTTTGGGTTTTTATGCAGCCCTCTCATGAACGCGGTATATTCCTTGATGATCGTCGCGGCTGTCATGGGGTCAACTTCTTCCAGTTCCTCCGCCGTGACCGTGATACCGGCAGTGTTGTTGTTCATAATCACCGCAAGCAGCTTGTACATTTCATTGATTTTTTCAATGCCGCTTCCGCCCTTCTGAAAGTTCGCGGCAGTTTCGGTGATTTCCGTGAATGTGTTTTTGGAAGCCGGAATCAGATTCAGGGGCGTTCCGTCCTTTTCGATACCGCTTTCATAGGTGGGCTTTTTTCTGGTAATGGTAATCATGGTATATCCCTTTCTTTTTTGTGTTGATTTAAGAAAAATGCGGCGTGAGAGTTCGAAGGAAATCCGAAAGTTCATTCGGTATTTTTCGGATTCTGCCGCCGCATTTTTATTTCATTTTCGTTTTGGGTTCAGGCATCCTGTTCGGGGTCGTAGGCGGGTTCACCGTCCGCCGGTTCGTCACTTGCCGCCGCAGCCGCATTTTCACCGATGATATCTTCTTCATAGATAATCAGGGTGCCTTCATCGTCGTGGGGTTCAGCGGCGAATTCCGCATTGATAACGGTTTCTTTGTCCTTGACGAAAGCAATAGACAAACCCGCCTGATTGGTGCCGACGATAGTCACGCGGCAGTCACCATCAACAGCGTCTTTGTGACGGAAACGAACGAGATACTTGTCATTCTTCTGATTGGCAATACCACCGATTTTTACAATACGTTTCTTGCCGTCCGTACTGGTGGAAACACGCGCCGTGGAAACCAGCTTTTCAAGCGTGTTTCCGTTCCATGTCATGACACCGCTTTTCAGAAGGGCTTTTTCGTCAGTGACGATGGTTTTGGAACGCTTGCCGCTGTCACTGATCGCGGTATATTTTTCAATGGTATATTCCAGTGTTGCGCCGCCGCTGATTTCACCGAGCTGGTTTTCATCCGTTTCGATGGTTGCATCTTCGGGAATAGTACCGCTGAAAAGCATACAGAACAGATCGCCGCTTCCGAGAACAATTCTATCCTTGTACATATTTACCTCCTGTTTTGATTTTGGAAGAAACAGAAAATTCATAGGTAATGCGGAATACTTCGTCCGCATCGTTAAAATCTTCTGATTTCTCTATTTCATGTTCGGAAAATTGGGTTTCGATGGCTTCTTCAAGATCGAATTCTTTTTCTGCTGTGTACAGTTCAATGACTACATCACTTCTGCATACACGGTTTCTTGTATCCGTACCGCTGAACCGCTCCCGTTCAAAGAAGTACAGAATGTATGGAATGGCGGGAATTTCTCCTCCTTTGAATTTCCGATATCCATACGGTATACCGACGGCATCCAATTTCCGTTTTACATAGTTGTTTACGCTTTCGGGGTTCATTCGATTTCCTCCCCCCTTACTGCTTTTTCACAGAGTTCCGGCAGACGTTTCCGCGCCAGTTCTTCCCCATACCGGATATGAGGAAAAGCCCGGGTGTGTGTCCCGTCCCGGTTCCGATGTCCGTTTTCAAGCAGATGGGTCTTTCGGAACTGCGGGGCTTTCACATACCATGTGTTCCGCTTGTTCAGCTTATCTTCGTACCGGGTCTTTGTGGCGAACGCCCGGACGTATTTCCGGGTACGCTGGGTAAACGGAATCCGCAGCTTGATTTCTTCCGCCGCTTCTTCCGTCACCTTGTCAACTGCCTTGTGCATCCGTTCCGCAACGCCGTCCGAATATTCTGTAAGGGCTTGCGCAATGGCATTTCCAAGTTTGTCCGGGGTCACACGTTCACTCATGTTACACCAGCCTTTTCCGATAAGTAAAGCTGTGTATAATCGTTCGCCATAGGGTACCGGCGGTAAATGGCATACACTTTTTCTTTGTATTTCACTTTCAGCGCGTCCCGGTCATCACTTTCCGTATCAATGACAAGACAAACCTCCGCGCGGATATCCAGCGCACCGGCATTGAAAAACTCTGTTCGTGTGATCGGAAGTTCTGCGCAGAAAACAAGCTGTTTTTCGGTGTACGGCGGGAAATACATGATATTGTCAAGGGAATAGAAATCGCCGCTTTTGCTGATATTTTCAAGTTCCACGGTTTGCACGTCCTTTCGCTTTCCGGTTTTTGATTCTGGTGTCAAGGTGTTGGGGCATCGCCTTCCCACCGTCACGGTTCCGGTAATTGAATTCAGCATAATCCGCAAGCAGCATATTATCTTCAACCTCCTCCAAGTTGAGATGAACGCCGCGCCCTTTCAACTCCGCAAAAGCCGCGTCAAGCATGGAAAGATAATATTCATCACGCTTGTTGTGAGTTACACCGAGCGCGGTTTTAAGCAGCATCAAGGCGGTTGCAACATTTCCTGCCATGCTTTACGCCTTCCTTTCGTGAAATTATTCGTCTTCTTCATCCACGGAAGCCGCAGCGGTGTCCGCGTTGGCTGTATCTTCCGCGAATTCCACAGAAGTTGCGCCGTCGGTGGTGTCGATGGTAAACATGGAGAAGCCCTCCCCGATGGCGGGACCACCGTCATAGCGTCCGGTTCCCTTGAATACGGTATTGTCCTGAATGAACATAGCGTGTTCAGACTTCGTTACGGTGCCGCCCTCGCGTTCCACAAGAAGGTAAAGGTTGCCGTAACCACCGGCAATGACGTTATCCGGCATGAAGCCGAGCTTTTCAATGGAACCGCCCACAACCGGCATCTTCCCGCTGATACCTGTGGTGATGGCACCGGCAGCATTGAAATTCACCAGCTTTGCCATGAGTTTGGAATAGGTTCTTGCGTTCATACACCAGAACTTTGTATCATCGTCACCGAATTCGGAATCAGCCGCACCCAGCCCGAGAACCACTTCACTGAAAAATGCTTCCGCGCTCAGAGTGGCGGAGGACAGCTTGCCGATGTGGGATTTGGAAATGTCGGTGAAGTCGGGCGCACCGTCACCGAAATCACGGGGGGCGGTAGTTGCCGCAAGGCGGGGAACGATACCAAGAAGGGTTTTCTTGCCGTTACCGTAGACGATAGCCTTATCAAGACCGCGCCCAAGGGATTTACCGATAATATCGGTGATTTCCACAAGAAGGTTGATATCGCTGTCGTTCAGGATGTAGTTGGGAACCGGAACGAAACCTGCAACTTTGTAGCCGTCCACTTCCATCACGTTGAAAACAAGTTCCAGTTCGTTCAGAACACCCTTCATTTCCGTCCAGATCGCTTCCGGAACGGTTGCAATGATGGGCTGACGCGCCTTTCCCTTGACCGGCTTGAAGTTGACGTATTTAATGAGTTTGGAATATTCCTCAATCTTTTCGCGGATGGGTTCCAGAACCTCCGTGGGAATATTCAGTTCCGCACCGGTGACAGCGCGGGATTCACCCTTGCCAAGTGCGCGAATGTCACTCAGCCATTTTTTGACATTGTCGCGTTCCACGAAAGGCGCAAGACGCTTGCGCAGTTCATATTTACGCGCAGAAGATTTTCTTTCCATGTTTTCTGCTCCTTTGTTGTTGTGGGGTTCGGGTTCGGAGGTTTCGCCGCCGGATTCACCGGAAGGGGTCTGCTTGCCGATTTCGGAAAGTTCCTTTTCAAGACGTTCGATTTCGGCTTCTGTGTCGGAAATCTTTTTGTCGATATCCGCTTCTTCCACTTCCTTTTCCAGTGCGGAAAGGTCGTTTTCGATGGCTTCCATATCTGCGTCAGGGGTTGCACCGGCATCCGCAAAACGCTTTTCAATGTCTGCCTTGCGTTCCTCAAAACACTTGCGCTGACCGAGAAGGTCAGCAAGAGAACGCTTTGCTTTTTCAAGCATGAGATTGACACGGAGCTGTTTCAGCATTTCAGTTTCTCCAATCTTTCTTTGATGTTTTTTGCCGTGGCTTCACGGCTTCGGGTCTGATGTTTTTCAAAGTCCTTTTTCCTTGCCTGAATTTCGGTCTGCGGGTATGCAGGGAAAGGACAGATAGAAACTTCACCCGTATCGGTATCAAGGACGCGCCACAGGATAGAACCGTCCGGCAGTTCGTTCCATTCTTCGGAAACGGGGAAAAATCCGAAAGAACACCCGTCAACGTCACCGCGTTCCACACGGGAATAAATATCAAGAGCCTGTTTGTCATTCTCATTGATACGCACCGAACCGAAAAGCCCGTGTGCATCGGTGTGAAGCGTCAGCGTTTTATTTCCGGTACGCCCAAGCACGATATTGGTATCATGATTGTACAGGCACCGGATATCATTGTTTTTCAGGCTGTTGTCAAAAGCCGCCGGGTCGATTTCTTCAAAGGTTCCCGCCCAAAGTTCGGTTCTCTGATTGAATACGGCGAAATACCCTTCGATGTATTTTCCACCATCTTCCGCCGCCCGGGTCTTAAATTCACCGACACGGAATGAATTCCTTTTATCATTCATTTTCGTTCACCCCCTTATCAAGTTTTTTCTGTTTACTGATATCCCCCACTTTGATATAGTTTTCCAGAAGGGCATAATCGTTCATGCCTTCTGCATTGCTGGGAGAGTAATCAAATTCCCCGCGCCCTTCATTGCGGGACAGCATACCGCCATTTACCATGTTCAAAACATAGGTACTTTTTTCGGCAAGTGAATACTGCATGAGGGATTTCGGATTGAATTTGAAATACCATGAAGGGGCATACAGCAGCTTTTTGGTCATTTCCTGCTGAATGATTTGGGCAAATCCCATGATCGTGGAGGAAATGAAATTATTATATGCGTCCTTGTTGAATTCCCCGATACCCACCAGAAACGGCGGAATGCCGCAAGCCGCCGCAATACTCCGGGTGTCCAGCGTGATACTGTCCTGTATTGCGAGGTCTTGCAGCGTGAGGGGCTGGATTGTCTTGATATCCAGTTCACCGGCGGGGATAAGCCAAGGTTCACCGCGTTCGGTTTCATCCGCATAACTGCCGAGAATCTTCCGACGTTTCGCCGGGTCTTGCAGTTCTTCCGCATCCGAATTGATGGAAATGACAATGGACGGCTTCCATTTGCTTTTCAGAAAACCGGTTTTCGTTGCTTCCGCCTGCAACAGATTATTGACTGCATCGTAAATCTGCGGGGCGAATCCCGTTCCCCGGAATGGCTTTGCGCTGTCCGGTACCAGCGGGAAGTGAAGCACTTCCTCCGAATCGTACATTCTGCCGCCCGAAATTATGTAATATCCCGACGCACACCCGATGTTATCAATAGTTACGCCGGAACCGGGAAGCAGTTCCAGATTGTCAAGCATGGTACCGTCATACGTTGGAAAAACAACGGAATTGCCGAAAATAATCATATCGGACACAATGCGGTAAATGAAATTTTTGCGTATCATGTAACGGCTGGGGGAAATGTCGATTTTCTTTGACAGTTCATTTCGGATACGGGTGTCCCCGTGGGTGCCGTTTTCCATGAGCATGATTGTCATATCAGAAACCATGTCCGCGATTTTATGAGCACAGCGCAGTACAACTTCATTCTGCGAAAGGGGTTTATACCCCATCGGCGCAAGAATGTCGTGCGCTTCATCGGAATTCAGAAGAATTGCTGTTCTCGTTTTGGGTTCATCCCGTGCCCGGAAAATACCGTTTTTTGCCCTCTCAAAGATGTTCATAAAAATACCTCACTCAAACCAACCGTCTAATTTGTTTTTGCTGTCCTGAAGGATAATGTGCTGTTTACAAGCGATAACACCGGCATCGAACAAATCCATGCGGTGTGTTGCGTCAACTTTTTCATATCTCATACGTTCGTCAGGGTCTTCAATCGCCTTTACATTCCCGATACAGTATTCAAAAGCCTTGCTGTGAACATAGTACAGGGCTTTGTCATGAATCCGCTTTTCAAGGTACCGGAATGCTTCTGACTTCTTCCAATACTGCTGATCGCCGTTTTCCATTTTGAACCCGGCATTCTTCATGAACTTTACAAAGTCGCGGGATTTGTACTTGTCAAAGGAAACGCATTTGATTTTGAACCCCATTGAACGCCATGCCTTGAACTGTTTTACAACATCGGCATAATCAATGGTTTCCCCGTTGCATAATGTTAGCCACCCTTCGTCACGCCACCAGAAGAACGGGATTTCATCTTCATCCGCTTTTTTCTGCGCCGTAACAACGGGCATGAATCCATGGGAAATGATGATCGAAACCGGCTTGCCTTTGTAGGTGTATTCACCGTACAGGTCAGCAGCGGTCAGGTCATGGGAAACAGACAAGTCCGCGCCTCCTACCCATGTTATCGGCAGTTTTGCCAGTTCCGCAAGCGTCCAGTTGTAGCATTCGTCGGAAGCCTGTACCTCCGAAATATCGAAATAAGCGTTTGCGACGTTGGTATATACATTCAGGGATTTATTCAGAAAATTATTACGGCTTTTCGGGTCGGCGGCAGCTTGCAGAGCGTCCGCAAGAATGTCCTTCGCCCGGATGGTTATGCCGTAATTCGGATTTGCTTTTTCATGTTCCACGGGATTTGTATAATCCCCGGGGTCATCGGCTTTGCAGATGAAAATAAAATATTGTTCGTCCTGTACCGTACCGGCAAGAATTTTCTGACAGAGCCGCAGACGGTCATAACAAAAACTGTTGATGTTCTTACCGGCGGTTGTGATACCGATAAGCAGCTTGTTCACATAGGCTTTCATAGCGTCCTTGTAAACAAGATAATCATCCGGCGAACGGTACGCATGGATTTCGTCCAGCAGTATCAGGTTGCCGTTGATACCGTCTGCCATTTGGGAATTGTTTGCAAGTGCCTGAATAGAAATAGAGCCGACAAGGTTATCATCATCGTCAGTGAATTCACGGGAAATGGAATGTTCCGCATTGCTGTCAAGAACATGGAATTCATCCAGTTCGCCCATATACCGCAGATTCTTCACGATGAAATCAAAGGATTCCAAAGCGCGGTCAAGGCGGTTTGCGATTATGTACGCGCTGGAAGCGGTTCGCCTGTCGAGAAGGGACAACGCCCACACAAGGGAAGCCGCAAAAGGCGTTTTCCCATTCTTGCGTGGAATGAAAATAAATACTTCCTTGAACCGCCGTTCATCAGTACCGGCAAGGAAGAACCCGGCAATGTTGTAGCAGATGAATTTTTCCCACGGTTCCAGCAAAAAGGGCTTGCCGGTCTTTGTTCCCTTGACGTGAACAATGGTGCTTTCGATAATCTGAATAACGAATTCCGCATTTTCAGGGCGGAAGTCATATTCTAAATTTTTGAGATCGCGGAAGAACCGTTCCGCAGCCTGTTTCAATTCGACACAAGCGTTTTTCTTGCCCGTTTGGATAGAATCGGCGTACAGCATAACCGTGTCATAATTCTGGTATTCACTGAACGCCTGTACACTCCCGCTCATATCAACGCCCCAGTTTGTCAAGCGCACTTGTCAGCTTACTTGTTTTCTTGCGGGATTTCATTTCAGCTTCGTTGATACGCTTCATGCCGGAAGGCGATAACCCGAGCCTGTCCTCCTGCTGGGCAATATCACGCCGCAGTTGCTCAATAGCCGAATAAAGGGCGGTTTTCCGTTCGTTTGTCGCACCGGATTTGTTTGTGTATTCCTCCGTGACTTTGCTGCCGGTATCGAAAAATTCCCGGCTAAGTTCTTCGTACTGATACCGCATCTGTGCATACATCCGGATTGCCGGTTCAAACTGAACCCGATATGTGCCGAGCGCGGTCATATCTTCGGTGGTTTTCTTTGCAATTTTTTTGATTTTCTTTTCCGCTTCCGTCATTGCCATGCCGCCCATTTACCCCCTTTGCTGAAAAATTCGGCGCATATATACATACTTCCACTCGCCGGTGTCCAAGGCAGGAAAATATTTCAAACAGGGGTGGGGGGATAACGAAACCGCGCGGCTTTGCGTGTGTTCATGATTTTTTAATATTTATAATTTTATTATAAATATTACTCCGTCCGCCGGTTCCGTTCATCCGGGAACCGTAGATTGAACCGGTACTTACCAACTGCCACCGTGAAAAATCAAGCGAATAGCCGCAGCCGGTCAAATCAACCGAGAAAAAGAGCGTTCAAAAACGGCTGAAATTTAACCGAAACCCGCTGTTTATTCACGTTTTCTGCCCCAACTCCCGCCTTTTTCCGGGTGCATTTTGTTGTGACAGGCATCACACAAGGAAACAAGATTACTGTCAACAAGTGCAAGTTCCGGATGGTGTTCAAGTTCCTTGATGTGGTGAACGGTTGTAGCATCGCGCCGCCGCCCATATTTCCTGCATTCAACGCACATATAACCATCCCGTTTGAGTATCGCGCGGCGTTTCTTCTTCCACCGCATTGATTTATAAAACGAATTTGTCATGATATACCCACCCTGCTAACCCTCGCCGGACGCTATGCCGACGTGCCGTGTATTCTACTTCATGGTACCATGTTATCACAAATTCATCTGTGATACGGCTCATGTTATGAAGCCGCACAACCGCGCCAGTTCATAGCAATACTTTTTCTTTTCGCGTTTGAAGGTGGAAAGGCTGACTGGAAGATTATAACGGCGCACAAGCAATTCATACGGATATTCATACCGGTTCACCAAATTGTACTTGATGGCTTCAATCAGGTTTTCGCGCTCCCGCTGTGCAGCTTCATCAAGGGCATAGTTCACCCCCACAACGCGCCCTGCGGCGGTGACATACGTTCTGAACGGTTCTTCCGTTACGCTTTCCACCACACCAGCGCAAGCCTTGACAATGCCGTGAGGTAGTGTGTTTTTGCTCATTTCTCTTTTTCTCCCCCAAGATAGAATTCAAGTGCTTTGATCGCGGCGGCAGCACCGTACACCACAAAAGCGCAATAATTCTGCCGTTTCAAACCGGTTATCCATTTCTCCTGCGCATCACTCACCACACCGCCCTCCGCTTTCAGTTCGATGTATAAGCCGTGAAAACCGCGCCGCGCTACAGGCAAGCATAAATCCGGAACACCGGCTTTCACTCCCTCACGCTTGAACCGTGCCGCTTCCGGCTTGCTCCGCTTCCCGCCGTTGGGAATGTGATACAGCAATTCAAGTTCCGGGTATCTGCCCATATTCCATGCGCACCATTCAAAAATCATTGCCTGTTCGTCAGATTCTTTTGTGCGGTAAAGGTTTTGATACTCTGTTTTTGTCATTGTCCGCCCTCCTGTTCCATTCCGCATCCCTGCGGTAAAGGTATATCGTGATAAAATGCGCTTTCGGTATCGGTGTTTTTTCTTCGGCGATGAAAAAGTTTTTCGGTGTCGGTTCAACAGCAGCCACATAATAACCCGGGTACAGGTTTTCAATGTATTCCCAATCATCCGGGTGCGCGTCGATGTACGCCGCATCCTTCGCCCGGATTCTGTAATCATTCTTGAAAATTTCCTTGTTTGGGCGCGGACGGGTCAGGTTCTTCGATGAATTCCATGTCCGGGCAACGGTGTCCTCCTCCTGTTCCCGGAGGATTTTCTGCTTTTTCGCTTTTGTCCCGTATTTCGATAGCCCTACAAGCCCCTTGTTGTTGAAGCGCAGCCGCCGTGAATTTGCGTAACCATGCCCCCACAGTTCCTCTAGCGTGTCCCGATCAACGCCGCCGGTGATGAAAACATGATGGTGAATCTTTCCGCTTTGGGTGCCGCGTTCCGTGAAGTATATGTATTTGAGTTCTCCAAGCCCGTTCTTTTTCCGGAAATAACGGACGCGCCGGAAAAAGTTTTTCAGGCAGTTGTCAGCTTCCGGGATTCCGTCGGGCTGGGTGTCATACGAAAGGCGGATAAAATAATCCTGCGCCGTGAAGTTCAGGTGAAGAAGGTCGGCAAGCATCCGTTCCCGGTTGGTCTGATTCAATTTCTTCTGTACCAACGTGCTTTCTTTGTTTCGCTTGCCGCGCTTGCCTTTGGGTTCCCGCCGAACCGGGTACCAGTGCGCCCGGGCAAAGTCACCCGTTTTTATGATTCTTTCGCGTTCCGGCATTGTGCCACTCCATTTCATATCCGGCAATGTGGAAAACTCTGCGAGTTTGCCCACAATGCCTGTTCCGTGTTTATGCAGGGGAGAACGAAGGGGGCTGTCCCCTCTTGCGCAAGGCGCAATTCACCCCGCACCCACAGGGGTATATCACATGACAGAAAGAGTGAGAAAAGAAATAAATAATAAATACAGTGATTTCGTTCACTTGTTAATACCCTATGCAAGCCCCCGAATGCGCCGCACGGCGCGCTTTATTCAGGGTTCAGCAAAGCCCATGAAGCAAATCGCATTCATGGGCGTGGGTTCAGCCTTGCATTTCTTTTCGCAAATCTTCTTTAATATAGTAGTTCCGTCTGTACCGGACGCACAGTTCCTCAACCTTACGCCCGAACTGTTTCCAGTCAATTTCTGAATGATAATAGTTCAGTTTTCCGATACGATACAGGTCAGCGTCAATGTGCTGTATCACTCCATAACAGAATTCCGGGGATATGACCGGTTCGAGGCTTATCCATGTTTTCAGCCCTGCCCGGTGCGCTTCATACAGCTTCAATACCCGTTCGGTGGGCGGCAATGCACCCGGTTCGGCGTTCGCCGCAGCTATGTCGTTGCACGTCAGAGTGATACCGAACCAGTCATTTTTATCCATAATATCGAAATCCCGTGAAATCGGGTTCTTTGTGAGAATCTGAACGTGGTTGCCGCTGTTCTTGATCGCCTGAATAATGTTCCGGGTTGGTGTACTGTCGATATTGCGCGGGTATGGGTCACAGGTGAAGCATAGAGCGATTGTTTTCCCTCTCTCCGGAAATGTTGATAACTGTTCCCATACAGCTTTCACAATACCGAAACGCAGCTTGACGCGCTCAAATTCGGCGCGGTCGGTGTGTAAGGTTTTCGGCGCATAGCAGTAATAACAGCCGTTGTCGCAACCGGAATAAATGTTGATTGCGTATTCACCGTATTCGTGCGCCCGTCCGCTGGGTTTGTAAATGGGTTTGAACTTGCGGTTTCGGGGTACCTGTCCGCACCCGGCGGATATTGCCGGTACTGCATTGCGGGGCATAACCCCGTTTTTGATATTGGTTTCACAGATCGGGCAGACGTGTCCGTAACCTTCCGGAACTTCCGCACCGCAATAAATACAAGGATTTACAGCCATTTCAAAACCTCCCGTCATTCTTCAAGTTTACATTTCCGGGTGTCGATTCTCTCAACATTGATTTTGCCTTTGGAGGAACAGGAAATTTTAGCTTTTGTGGTGGGCGTTACTTCAATGGTGATGGTGCGCAACTCTCCCTGCGCCATAAGTCCCACGACAACGCCCATGAGTTCAAGGGTCTTTTCGCGGTTGATGGGCTTGAAACCGTTGTTTTCCGCTTCCTCCCCAAAAAGCTGATTGATACGCTCTTTTGCGTTCTCAGTCTGTTCTTTCTGTTCCACATATTTCCGCGACTGCACACAAGAACAACTGCAAGTTGCAATTTCATCCTTTTCAGCCTGTGTCAGATTTGACATACAGGTGATTATATCCATCTGTGAACAGAACCGGCACGAACCACTTGTTTCTACCAGAACAGCTCGTTTCCGGCATTCGCACAGAGTAGTTGCAAGCTGATTCTTTTCGGTTTCGGTCAGATTCTTCGACCACTGCAACGGTACACTTGCACCGCAGTTGATACAGATTCCATAAGTACGCATTTCCGTTTCTCCTTTGTATTTTCCGGCGGGTCTTTTCGCCTTCAGCTTATACGCCCGGTTCCGAACCGCGTCCGGTGTCCGGTGAAGATATGCGGCAATATCCATAACCGGCGCATTGACAGCATAACCCGCAAGGATGGTTTTATCTTCAACAGGGTTCCAGCCGCTTGCTTTTTTACGTGCTTCACAGTCCGTGGAATTTCCACAGTCCGCGCCAGCATTTTTCTTTTTCATGCTTTATACCTCATACGTCAGGCTTCGATTGCTTCATTGATTTGTTCAATCACTTCATCAAGGTCGATTTCCTGAAGGGTATCAAGAGCAGATTCAAGGGCATCGAACGCGGCTTCTGCTCGTTCATAGCGTTCGCTATTCTGGAGGTTTTCGGGAATACTTTCGATATATTCTTCTTCCTCAACCTTGATTTCTTCAAGTTCTTCGGCAACGCTCTCCAATTCAGCCTTCAAATTTTCGATTTCGGATATGATCGCATCCAGCTTTTTTCTTCGTACTTTATTCATGTTTTATCTCTCCTTGTGGTTTTACCTCATTTCCCCAGCAGTCCCACCCAGCGCGTTCACGTCGGGCATACAGTTCAATTTTCCGTTCCTTGGGGTATAGTTGTTCAATGATACGGAAGGCGGCTTCCGGTTTTTCGCTGTGCCGTCGGCTCTTTTCCATGAATACAGTATGTACTTTTCCGCGCTGGTCTTTGGCAACCGGGCGCAGCTTTCCTTTGTACATATAAAGAAGGTATTCATGCCCGAACCGTACTGTGAACGCCGCCGGAATACCGGTCACTTTATTCCATACCATCCGGGCATGAAGTTTGAAGCCGCACCGTTCCGCTATTTCCTGCGCCGCGAAAAGGTACTTGTCTATCGTCCAGAGGAAAAGAACCGCATTGCCGTCCGTGTTTTCCGCCGCCCGTCTGATATGACTTTCGATTTCTTCCAGATCGCACACCGGATAATCAAGCCGTCCGCCGCTGCTGTTCGGGCGGGTGGATTTCTTTCCGCCTTTCGATTGCTTCCACGGCGGGTCGGCAAGAATCAGGTCGTATTTCTTTTCTGTGTTGAATATATCTACTACCATAGCGCGGTCACTCTCCGGGCAATTCCACAATGACGATTTCTGCATCACGGTCAATGCCTTTCTGTATGCAGTCCTCATGTCCCGCTGGGTTGAAAACATCCAGTCTGCCGACAGCATTCAGGGAAGTCCCGCCACGGTCAGCAACGATGTATTCCACACCATCAATGGTGATGATAGTCATAAGGGGAAGCCAGTTACAGCCCACAACAGGCATTTCCGGTTCAACACCATTCTGAATCCGAATGCCGCTTGCGGTGATACCATCGGTTTTCCCGCAGCAGGACAGGCAAACGTCATAATAGGTAAGCGTTCCGGTGATGGTGTCACCCTCATAAATTCCGTTGTAACTCTCGCGGGGTTCAACAGGTTCGGGCGGCAGTTCGGCAGGAAGCGTTTCAAAGGTTCTTGCGGCGATATCAACTTCTTTGGGGCGGGTGATCGCGGATGTGGTTATTTCCTGAATATGTACTGTTTCCGGCGTGCTGGGGTCTGCGTCCCTTAATTCCGGGAACCCCGTCGCGTAAACCGTCAGTGCAGCCGCCGTGATAGCAAGCGCACCGAACAGCATGATTCTTAAATTCATGTTCTTTTCATGTCGCGTCATTTCTTTCCGTACTTCCTTTCTCTTTTCCCGGTCTTGCATACACAACGGTTGTCCGCATAACAGATTCCGCAGCATAAACTGCATACATACCCATTTCCGCACTTGATACCGTCGCAGATGGGCTGACCGCATAACCGGCACGGCTCCCCCATTCCTTCAACCCCGAAACGCTTTTTCAGGGCAGGATAGTATTTCGACGTGACATTCTCACGCCCGATATATACCCGATTTTCTTGCCCGAAATATTCCCGCTTCCAGTGCCGGAAACATACTGCATCAAGGTCGGGATTGATGCAGTATCGAACCGTTCTTCCGGAATGGTACTTGTCGCACCCGTCGCAATACCATTCACCGCAGATTTTGAACCGGTATATATCGCTGATTTCCCTTTTGATTCTCCGGAACACCCGTTTAATGGGCATTGCAATATAATACTGCATCAGGCTGACTTTTTTGGGATTCACTGCTTTTTGCTCCTTCCGATTGCCGCAAGCGTAACAAGTGTAGCGCAGATAATGAATGTGATAATGACGGATTCCATGTTTTCTTGACCTCATTTCAGGATTCACCCCGGCACTTCTCAAAGATTTCAGATTTAAGAATTAAAGCGGGGCGCGCCGAGTTGCTGCTGGCGGGGCTGTTCGTGCTCAGGTTGCCGCTGCTGTTCACGCAGCACACCGTAGACGCGGAAGCGGATTTCGGGGTGACAAGCCATTCCCAAACAAAGCCGGTGAGTAAATGTCTGTACTTCCGGTACTGCTCACAGGATAACAGGCTGATATAATCTTCACAGGTTCCGAATTCATGTGTACCATCGTCGGCAGTTAAATCAATGGTTTGCTTGATTAAATCATCCGGGTCGGCAATCCGGTGTAAATACAGATCGTTCAGAAGACGGCGAATATAAGAAGCGCGCCAGTCCGGGGAACCCTCCTTGCTGAACTGAAATTCTTCCGTGCCTTCCGCTTCAAAGTCTTCGTATGCGATACAGAAAACGCCGCCGGGTACTTCATCCAGCGCAACCCATTTTCCGCCGTGATACTCAAACACTTCACCGGGCTTGAAGTTGCTTTCAGTGTCACGTTCGTCAGGGTCAACCGCGACGCATTCCATACAAGTTCCCGAATTGATACCGCCGAGAATTTCACCGGCTTCCGCGAACAGTTCAGCCAGACGTGCGCACTTCTGCTTCATCACGTCCGCATTTTCGATTTTGATAACAATGTTAAATTCCATTTTTAATCCCTCTCATGAATTATGTTTTTATCCCCACTGTTCCGCCATAGCTTTAGCGATACCGGGGAAGGTTTTACTGCGCTGAATAGCGTCCCCCCCGACGTGAAGTTTGTCCATATTTTGCCGGGTCTTTTCTTCCGGTTCCGGAAGGAAGATATGGGGCTGTCGGTTCTACTGTATCAGTGGGAACTAACAGCGGAAGTCCTTTCAGCCATAATCTTGTTTTCTTCGTGACAGGATGTCCGAATTGCCACGGTTGTATTTCCTGTGAGTGTATCGGCATATCAAAGATTTTGCTTGATACAGGGTTTTCAACACACACCCTGTCGCAATCGGCATTCAGCATGAGCATGAAAAATGCTTTCGCTTCAAGTCCCTTTTGATACCTTTCAATGTCAAGCTGACCTTTCCGGGGATAAAGTCGACAGGCACCAGCATTGGAAAGATATGTACAGGGCGGGTGTGCAATAATCAAATCCCATTTATCCTTTATATAGTGACGGGTTCCGTCACAGGTTGTAAATTCACAAAAACCATTCAGCAGCGGTACAACATCCTGCCGGATGTGCCATTCCGGTTTTCCGCCGGAACATTCAAGCACGTCGCATGAATACGCTTCGTGTCCGCGTTTCCGGAAGGCGGTACATACTCTTTGGGATTCTTCACAGGCAACAAGCACCTTCATGTCAATCCCTCTCATGAATAATAATTTTGTTTGGGCTTGCTACAGTGACGCTGTTTGCAATTTTGGATTTCAGTTCAACCTCCGAATATAACCGGCGTTTCCCGTGAACATCCGGACGTGTGGGACGGCAGCAGAATCCAATGATACAGGCGTATTCGGTACCGTCATATTCCACCGGCGTTTCCTGAATCATTGCTT